AAACGCGGAGAGGTAAGAGACGGGCAAACGCATGGCCTACTGTGGGCCGCAGGTATACCGTCACCAATAGACGATGGCGAAGACTAGAGCGCAACGTGAAAGAGGTATCAGGCAGGACGAACTCAGAAGCTATTTAGCGGAGCGGGGTCGGCTTGATTACGTCTTTGATAACATTGAGAAAATCGAACAGCTAGACCCTGAGTCTGACCAGCACTTCGACAAGCGCCTTCAACAGCTTAAAGTTGCAAACGATCAGCGCATTAGATTGCTCAATAAGTACCTGCCAGACATGAAAGAAGAGCAAAACGAAGTCACTGATTTGCCACCTGTCGTTATACAGCTAACTAATGCAACTGACCCCACCACAGTCTGACATCTTTGTATGCCCTGCCCGCTTCCGTGTAGTGGTCGCGGGTAGACGTTTCGGCAAGACCTTTCTCAGCACAGCAGAGCTAATCAGTCGTGCGCTTGGCAAGCCCAATCAAAATGTATGGTATATAGCCCCTACGTTTCGCGCAGGACGCGACATAGCATGGGACATGCTCACACAACAAATACCTCGCGAGTATATTGCCAAGACTAACGAAACGTCGCTCACTGTTACGCTGAAAAACGGATCTAGTATTTCGATCAAGGGCGCAGAGAAACACGACAACCTTCGCGGACGAGCAATCGACTTCGTGGTGCTTGATGAGTTTGCCGACATGAAGCCAGAGGCATGGTACGAAGTTATAAGACCTTCTCTTTCTGGCAGGGGTGAGCAGGGTTCCGCTTTGTTTATAGGTACGCCCAAAGGCCGCAATCACTTCTATGATCTGTACGGAAAAGGAATAGACCAAGATGAAGGCTGGCAGTCATACCAATACACGACCATTGAAGGCGGTAATGTGCCGCCAGATGAGATTACGAGCGCCAAAGCAGACCTCGACGACAGGACATTCCAGCAAGAATACGAAGCGCAGTTCGTCAACTACAGCGGCATTATCTACTACGGATTCAAGCGTGAGCAGTCAGTAAGCAGGCATGATGGTGAACACCCTGTCATCCATGTCGGGATGGACTTCAACCTCGATCCGATGTCTGCTGTCCTGATGACCCGCAGAGGCGACACACTGCACGTATTCGATGAGATTGTTATGTTTGGCTCAAACACCGATGAGATGGTCGCAGAGATTCGCACACGCTACGGAAATGGTACAATAGTCATATACCCTGACCCTGCCTCGCGTCAACGGAAAACGAGCGCAGGGGGTAGAACGGATTTGTCCATTCTGCAAAACGCGGGATTTGATGTGAAAGTAAAGTCATCACACGCGGCGGTTAGAGATAGGATAAACAGCGTAAACTCGCGTCTGCTGTCTAAAGATGGGCAACGGCGCTTGTTTGTAGACCCTAAGTGCAAGAAGGTGATTGAATCATTGGAACGCCACACCTACAAGGAAGGCACCAGTCAGCCAGAGAAGGACGGCTTCGATCACATGAATGACGCACTGGGCTATGCCGTTGAATATCTGTTTCCCATACGCAAGGCCAATAAGCCGCAAGCCCCGCAGAGGTGGACGTAAATGTATTACGAAGATATTGAGTACCAGCACCCCGACTATGAAAACAATCTAGACCGCTGGGAGTTCTATGTCCGGTCGTACATGGGCGGGCAAGACTATCGTGATGGCTCATACCTGACTAGCTACCTCAATGAGGACAAGAACGCATATTCGCGGCGCTTGGCTTTGACTCCCCTAGACAACCATTGCCGCAACGTGGTCCACGTTTATTCGTCGTTCCTATGGCGTCAGCCTCCTACTCGCAACTTTCAGCAGATGGAAGGCAGTGCAGACCTTATCGCATTCATCAAGGACGCTAACCTCGACGGCCAAAACTTCAACAGCTTTATGCGTGAAGCTCAGATATGGTCGAGCGTGTACGGTCACGTATGGGTCATGCTTGATAAGCCACAGTCCACGGCAGGCACTAGAGCCGAAGAGCTAGACCAAGAGATACGCCCATACGTCACGCTAATAACGCCAGAGAATGTTTACGACTGGAAATATGAGCGAATGCCAAGCGGTCGCCATGAGCTGACCTACATGAAGGTGCGCGAGTCGGTAAACCGCATCGACGGCACGACGACAGAAACGTATTTCCGCATTTGGACCAAAGAGCAGATCCAGCTCATCCGTTACCACGGTGACGAGGCAACCATCGTCGAGACTATCGACAACCCCATCGGCAAGATACCGGCGGTCAACATACCGGCCAACCGATCAATCGTCCGTGGCATTGGTATCAGCGACATCTCTGACATCAGCTATATGCAACAAGCGATCTACCAAGAGCTATCGGAAATCGAACAGCTTATCCGCATCTCTAACCACCCGACGCTCGTTAAGACATTTGACACTGACGCGACTGCTGGTGCCGGTGCAGTCATTAACATTAGCGATGACATCGACGCAGGATTAAAGCCGTACCAGATGCAACCGTCAGGGGCTAACCTAGACGCCATCAGAGCCTCTATAGAGGACAAGATCGACTCGATCAATAGGATGGCCCACATGGGCGCAGTACGCGGCACAGAGGCAATGACGCAGTCAGGCGTTGCCATGCAGACTGAGTTCCAAATGCTGAACGCCAAGCTGGCGGAGAAGGCCGACATTCTTGAGCTGGCTGAGGAACAGTTGTGGGAGTTGTGGTGTCGGTGGCAAGGTCACAATCTGCACGAGGTAGAGGTCAGCTATCCTGACTCGTTTGACATTCGTGACTACGAGTCGGAGCTTATTTATCTGCAAAAAGCGAAAGTGTCTGGAGTGCCTTCAGAAACATTCAACAAGGCAGTTGATAAGCAGATTGCAGATTTAATATTAGATGATGAGCTTTTAGCAAAAGCACATGATGAGATTGACGGGAATACGACAGTGTTAGGACAGTTTGCGGCGGCACCCGTAACCGATGCAGAGTGAAGAGCTAACTAAAGCACTTGAAGGGGCGACCTCGAACCATGAGCGTCGCCTTTTGCGCGCTATGGAGCAGTTGCGGCGCGGCCTAACTGACTTGATGGCTGGCTTGCCGTTGCGTGACGGTCAGCTGTTTGACCTTGATGCGGCGTTAGCACTTCGGACACAGATCGACGGTCTTGTCCGTGACGAATACCTTGCAGTCATAGATGACATCATCCGCGAGTACCCTGACGCCGTAGCATTGACGCAAGAGTTCATGGAGCAGTTCGCGGCCTTTAGAGTTCCGCAGAGCGTCATCGGCCAGTTACAGCAGTTCAGCTTTACAGGTCACGAGGCATTGGCTGATGACTTTGTAGAGGCGCTTTATCAGCAGGTGTACAACAACACGTTGTCAGGTACACCATTTTCAGCAAGCCTTGCAGAGCTTAACAGCCTGATTGACGTGGATTTACAGCGGTACTCAAAGACCATGCTACACGACTCGCTGTTTGAGTTTAGTTCATCAATACAGCAGGCGGCGGCGGCAGAGGCTGGCATTACCAAATTCAGATACGAGGGTGATACGATAGAAAGCACACGGCCCTTTTGTCGCAATCATGTCGGCAAGGAATACACTACTGACGAGATATACGAAATATGGAATGATAGCTGGGCAGGTAAACGCCCAGGCGATCCATTCCGTGTAAGAGGTGGCTACAACTGTCGGCACTGGTGGGTGCCAATCCCAGAATAGGAGAAAGCTATGCCGTATCACAAGAAAGACAAAAAGAAGAAAAAGCGTAAATCGCGCTGATTTGATATAATTTAACCCACTCGAAAGAGGATTCGTGACATGAGCGATGAAATCATGGCAGACGCGGTAACTGAAGCCGCAGTGGAAACACCACAAGTTCAGGATTCAAAGACGTTTACGCAAGATGAGTTGGACCGAATAGTAGCGGATCGTGTTGCTCGCACTAAGCGACAATATGAAAAGCGCCTAGATGGTATCGACCTCGATGAGGCTAAGTCTCTTCTACAACGACAGCAAGAAGCTGAAGTCGAGAAGCAGAAAGAGCGCGGAGAGTTCGAGTCAATTCTGAGGCAGACCGTTGAGAAGAAAGATCAAGAAATATCGACGTACAAGCAACGCCTCGAAACGCAGTTAGTTGATGGGGCATTACTGTCAGCGGCAAGCCGAAACAATGCAGTATCGGCAGAGCAAGTTAGTCAGTTGTTACGTGGTTCGGTTCGGCTGTCTGAAGACGGCACCGCAGAAGTTTACGATGCGAACGGAACGCCACGCTACAACGAACAGGGCGAGCTTTTATCCGTTGACCAGTTAGTCGGTGACTTCTTGACCTCGAACCCGCACTTCGTGAAAGCGTCATCAGGTGGCGCAGGATCGCAGACAGCGGTAGGTGGTTCCACGTCGAAACCTATGTCGGCGGCTGATATGTTGGCTAATTATGACAGCGGTGGCAAAGAAGCCTATCGCGCCATGAGACTAGCTAAAAAATAAACCGCTAACCAAAGGAGATTCATCATGGCGGCTACTACTTCAACAACTCTGGACGATTTGTTCAGCAACATCATACTCGCCGCTCGTTACACCGCTACCGAGTCGAGCCTAATGCAGGGTCTGATTACTAACTACGAAATTGGAAACGTAGCTGGTAAGACGATTCAAGTACCTAAGTACCCAGCAATTGCGGCGGCTGATCTGACTGAAGGCACTGATATGTCTTCAACCACAGTATCAACCTCAAGCGTCACTGTTACTGTCGGTGAAGTTGGTGCGCAGGTATTGCTTACTGACATCGCGGCAATGGGTGCAGGCAACCCTGCTCAAGAGCTTGGCACTGTATTGGGTAATGCAATCGCTGAGAAAATGGACACAGACATCATCGCTTTATTTGATGGTTTCTCTGGTGCATTGGGTGCGGCTGGTCAAGAGATTACAGTTGCTGACTTGTTCAAAGCGGCGGCTACTCTACGGGCCAACAAGGTGACAGGCGCAATGGCGGCAGTTGTCCACCCATTCCACGCTTATCAATTGTCAGCTAACCTGACTAACACGTTTGCTAACCCCAACGGTGGCGACCTTCAGAACGAAGCAATGCGCAACGGCTTTGTAGGTTCTATCGGTGGAATCGACGTGTACCAGTCAGCTCTGATTTCAGTTGATGGAAACGGAGATGCTAAGGGCGCAGTATTTGCACCAGAAGCACTTTGTATCGCAATGAAGCGTGACTTCAACCTCGAGACAGAGCGCAACGCCTCTCTGCGTGCCTTCGAGCTTAACGCTACCGCCGTATACGGTGTTGGTGAGCTTGATGACAGCTACGGTGTGGAGATGTTCTTCGACGCGGCACTCTAAGATGTACACGCCCCTTCGGGGGCGTTTTACTCTGAGGATTATATGGCAGTCAATTATCGCGGTGAACGATTTGAGGACTACAACGTGGCAAAGCGAACGCCACGACATCCCTCTAGCTCGCACGCGGTTCTGGCTCGCTACAAAGGTGTGATCAAGCTACTACGGTTTGGCGCTCAAGGCGCGAAGACTTATCCACCTAAAGATGGTGAGTCGGCCCGCGACAAGGCCATGCGAGCGGCTTGGTATGCACGACACGGGGATACCCTAAAGAACTCAACGCCTTTAGATAAAATCTATTGGGCGGCAAAAGTGAAGTGGTGATGACATGGCATTTAGTGACGACAGCGATTTAGAATCAATCATCCCTGACCTTTTCGATTTAGGGATTCCAGCATTCACTGCCGAACACGCGAAGGCTCAGGCTGACGTGGAGCGAGAGATTCGCAATCAATGGTGGCACCGTAAGGGTATCGCTGGAGAAATGAACTCAAGCTATTTGACGGCGTCACAGTGGACTCGTTCAGCCTCATACCTTGTGCTGTGGAAGTACGCATTGCCTCAGTTAACTAACTGGGTTGATGACGACCGCTTTTTAGCGATGATCGACTTCTACAAAGCCCGTTATGGCGAGGAGATGGACGCAGTATTCCAGGACGGCGTTGAGTATGACGCTGACAATGATGGTCAGGTTACGGATAAAGAGAAAGAAATCGTGCCGATCAATCGGTTAAACCGATGATTACAATAAGCATCGACACGAAGCCTCGTGATCTGCGCAAGATGGTCGATAAGCTAGGCCGCACGTTTACTAAGAACCACAAGCGAGCGATGCGTAGAGCGGCGGCAGAAGGCTTAAACCGCATACAAAAGCGAACCAGCCTCGGCCTAGACGTGCATGAGCAACCATTCAGACCCTACTCAGAAGCCTACAAAGGGTTTCGTGAAAGCAAAGGTAGGGGCGTCGATAAAGTCAGGCTGATATTTACCGGCAGAATGCGTAAGTCCATGCAGTCAGGTTTACGTGGTCAGGATGGTCTAATCAACTTCGACAGCAGAGCAGAGTCTAAGAAAGCGGCAATGAACAACAAACGCCGCCAGTTCTTTGGCTTGAACAAAAGTGACACGCGGGCTATCCGTGATGTGTACTTCAAGGGGCTGAAGATATGAGTGTCAGAGAAAGCATTGCCTCAAACATTGTGACGTCACTGCAAGGCATCTCTACGCCTAACGTGAAGAAGGTGACACGTGAGCCATTTGACTTCGACAAGCTGTCAAACGCTCAGTATCCAGCGATCTTAGTTAGGACTGCGAACGAATCACGTGAAGACGCCAGTATTGGCGGGAGTATGTCTAGCAGACAGGCCACTATCGACTACGAATTAATTTGCTTTGTGAAGCACAAGAACATCGACACAGCCCGCAATCAGATTGTAGAGGCTATCGACGAAAAGCTCGACGAAGATAGGACGCGTGGCGGTCACGCTATTGATACGCAAGTTATTAGCGTTGAGGTGGATGATGGTACAATAGACCCAGTAGGCGGCGTCATTGTCACCGTTCAAATTCTTTATACATACACACGCGGTGACGCGTAAGGGAGAAAACTAATGGCTACACATAAAGGTTCAACCGGATCGGTTAAGGTTGCGGCATCAGGCGGTACAGAGGCAGTTGTTGGCGAGGTACGCTCGTACAGTATCGACGAAACTGCGGACACTATTGAGGACACCGTAATGGGTGACTCAGTAAAGTCTTACTTGTCCAGCCTCAAAGATGCGACTCTGACTATCGACGCACTTTGGGATGACGCAGACGCACAGCAGTTAGTGCTTGATTCTGGTGCCGCTATTGATTGGGAAATCCACCCAACAGGAACAGGCACTGGCGAGAAGTATTACGCTGGCGCTGGCGTTGTGACGGCAAAGACTATCTCTGCGTCTTACGACGGGCTGGTCGAGGCGTCATTCTCTGTGCAAGTATCAGGCGCAATCACAGAAGCGTCTAACTAATGGGTCTGGCTAAAGAGTTACGAGCGCGACGAAAGCAGTCACGCCGTAAGATCGAGGTCGCAGAGTGGGCTGATGATAACGGGGCGTTTGTCCTGTATTGTCGCCCACTGACCTGCTATGACCTTAATGAGCTACAGAAGCGACACCCACAGGTCATGCAGAACCCTAGTATTGCCGCAATGGTTGATCTGATTGTTATGAAGGCAGAGAGTAAGGACGGCGACAAGCTGTTTACTTCTGGCGAAGACAAGATCGACTTGATGGGTGAAGAAACGACGGTGGTGTCTGGTATTGCTAACGAGATGTTTAGCACTATCGACCCATTTGAGGACGTCGAAAAAAACTGAAGGCCGATCAGTCTCGGATGAATCTCATCGCCTTGGCTGATCGGTTACATAAGACTATCGAAGAAGTCGAGCAGATTACAGTCAATGAGTTTCAAGAGTGGCTTGCTTACTTCAAGATAACAAGCGAGTCTAAAGATGGCGACTGAATCCGTAAGCATTATCATCAAGGCGTTTGACCAGACGCAGAAAGCCTTGCGCGGAATCAAGCGCGCGTTCGCCGGTCTATCTAAAATCTTCTTTAACTTTAAAACCGCATTAGTTGCCGCAGTTGGTGCAGGCGGTATGGGCTTGTTGATTGCTAACTCACTGAAGGCAACAGACGCCCTAGCGAAAACGGCTAGTAAGATAGGCACGACAACCGAATCGCTTAGTGCCTTGCAGTACGCAGGGCAACTAACAGGCGTCGAAGTCAACACGATGAACATGGCGCTTCAGCGGTTTACTCGCAGAACGGCAGAGGCCGCAGTTGGAACAGGTGAGGCAAAAGGCGCATTGCGCGAGCTTCGCGTTGATGCCCGAAAACTTAGCCGAATGCCTTTAGATCAGCAAATGCTGACTTTGGCCGATGCGTTTGAAGAAGCAAAAACTAGAGGTGTAAACCCGCTAAAAATAGCCTTTAAGTTATTTGACTCTGAAGGTGCCGCGCTCGTAAACACTCTTGCGTTAGGTCGTGATGGCCTTACTGATTTATTAGGTGAGGCAAGGGCGCTTGGCGTAGTTATGTCGTCGAGTGCGGCCAAAGGAGTTGAGCAGGCAAACGACGCACTATTCCGAATGCAGTCATTGTTTAGTGGAGTAGTCAAACAGACCGTGGCTTCGCTGGCTCCTGCCATATCTGCACTCGCAGACCTAATGACCACTAAAATAAGCGCG